ATTTAAAATGACATTGGTGCAGTTGATTGTAACGTTAATAGTCATCGGATTTGTTTTATGGCTGATCCAGTATATTCCGATGGACCCGACTATAAAAAAAATAGTCATTGCGGTAGCTGCTATTGTGCTGATCATATGGCTACTAAGCGTTGTCGGCATGACGCTGAACGTGGGCGAGGAGTGAACAATGTTTTTCCAGGGGCGCGCTCTGTGGATGGTAAGCGCGTCATTACGCCGTAAGCGTAGCTTTAACGAGATCATAGACCTATCTATGTCCACGAGGGCGAGGAAAGGGAAGGCGCTTAATGTAGCAATGAAAGTATTGGAGGGCGTAGGTATTCGCAGTACAGATATTGTCCAGTGCGAAGGGCGCATACTGACGGTACGCAGAATGGCTACCGACCTGGAGCGGTCCAGGGTTTACGAGCCTTATCTGAACCCTCCTGCACCATAAGCGTGGTTGACTCGCCGTGCAATAAGGGTCATGATGAGGTGCCGCCGTATCTTGCCCCTTTAAGGCGGCTGACGACCTATTCAGCCTTAGGCCGGATCGCCCGGCCTTTTTTCTGGCAAAAACTAAGTTTTTTGTTGTCACTATTTGGTATCGTATTCGCTTTAAAATAACCTTTTCTGAGATTCTACTCCATGCACTATATTTTTAAATATGGCGAAAAGTGATAGCGATAAACCAACATGCGGCGCTAAAGTAAGAGGCGCGCCAGGGGCTTATTGCCGCAATCCCCCTATGCGTGGAAAGACACGTTGTCGCATGCACGGAGGAGCCAGTACGGGGCATAGCAAGTCAAAAACCGTAGCGCTTAAGCACGGCATTTACTCCGGAGTGCTGACTGCGGAGGAAGAGGGGCTATATGACTCTATGCTGTCCCGCCTGGGTAGCATAGATGAGGAGATCGTAATGGCCCGACTACGGCTATGGAGGGCAAAGCGCGCGAAGGAGTTATTCGATAGGGGTGAGCTGATATCACCGATCAGTGAAGAGATGGACGAGGTGGAGATCGATCAAGACTCGAAACCGACGAAACGCCACCGCCGAGTCATAAAAAAACACCCCGATTATGAAGAACTCATACATACCTACCTGCGGACCATAGCCCGCCTTGAGCTTGCCCGTAAAAACTTACTAGGCGACGCAGTGGGCGAGTATGAGGTCATTGCTGAGAAGATCAATCAAGCGCTGGCCGATATTGACGCTATCATGACCAGCCCGCAAAACGAATTGTAAGCCGGTATGAGCGTAGATCCAGTATTAAGCACACGATGGACGGATTTTGAAGAAAAAGCGGCGCAGCGCCGCTACTGGACAAGCACAGCGCGATTTAACGTCGTGCCCGCTGGCAGGCGAAGCGGAAAGACCGAGATATTCAAAAGAAAGCTTGTCCGCGCGGCAATCAAGGGTACAAAATACCGCAATCCCTCTTTTTTCGCTGGCGGCCCGACACTGGCGCAAGCGCGTAGAATTTATTGGGAGGATTTAAAGCTACTCACTCCAAACTGGCTGATCCGCAGCGTTCGGGAAAGTGAATTGTGTATCAAGCTGTGGTCGGGTAGCAGTATATGGGTGCTCGGCATGGATAAGCCGGAGCGGATAGAAGGAACGCCGTGGGATGGCGGAGGTCTCGACGAGTTCGCCAACATGCGCGCATCCGCATTTGCATCCAATGTCCGGCCCGCGCTGTCCGACCGTTCCGGCTGGTGCGATATGATCGGAGTACCAGAGGGCCGTAATCACTATTACGACCGCTATATCTACGCGCGCGATAGCGGCGACCCTGAATGGGCCGCGCATCACTGGATAAGCGCAGACGTACTCCCCCCGTCAGAAATCGAGGCGGCAAGGCGGGATCTGGATGAACAGACATATCTGCAGGAATATGAAGCGAGTTTTCTGTACTTCAAAGGGCGCATATATTACGCCTTTACTGTAGAAACGCACTGCCATCGTTTCTCATACGATCCTGACAAGCCCATTCTCTTGGGGTTCGATTTTAACGTCGATCCCGGTGTATGTGTCATTGCGCAAGTGCAGGCCATGCCAACGGGCGTAGAGGGGCTTGCCGTGATCGGAGAGGTCTACATCCCCACGAACAGCACGACCCCCGCGGTATGCCGCAAGATTATTCAAGACTGGAGCAAGCACAAGGGTTACGTGATCTGCTATGGCGATGCGACGGGTGGCGCGCGCGGATCAGCTAAAACGCAAGGAAGCGATTGGGATATCATCAAAGCGGAATTGCGTCCGCAGTTCCAGGAAAACTTAGTTTTCAATGTTCCCGATGCAAATCCTCCGGAGCGGGCGCGAATAAACGCCATGAACACCTTGATTCTCCCAGGCAATGGCACGATCCGACTGATGGTCGATCCGGTTAATGCGCCGCACGTTGTCCGTGACCTGGAGGGTGTGCAAGCGCTTGAAGGGGGTAGCGGGGAGATCGATAAGCGTAAGGACCGCGCTTTAACACACATATCGGATGCGCTTGGTTATATAGTGTGTAAGGAATATCCTATTCACGACAATCAAATAACATCCCATCAGCAACGCGCGGCATAACTGGAGTCATATCTTATGAGCAAATCAGTAGGACAGCCCTGTCAGGCATATTACGAGTACAGCGACTATTGGGACTTGCCAGCGCGCCTCTATATGGGAACGCTGGCTATGAGGGCCGCCAAAACTCGCTACCTCCCACGCCTTCACGGTGAGCTATCACCGTCCGGCCTTGCGGACTTCTCGCTGGAGGACCCTTATGTACAGCGCCTTGCCATCACTTTTCTGTATGGCGCGTACAAGCATTCCGTCAATAGTCTAAAAGGAAAAATATTCTCGAATCCGCTAAAAGCAACCGGGGATAGCTCAAGTTTTATTCTCGATATGGCCCAAAGCGTAGACAGCGAGTCCCGCGATTTAAACACGTTTAGCATGGATTTGTTTGTAGAAGCCCTCCATTATGGCGCTCAATACATCCTCGTGGACTTCCCTGCGCAAGAGTCGAGCGGCAGCGTTTTGGCTCTAAGCGATAACATCCGCTCGGGCGCTGTGCCGTTTTGGATTATGCTGGCACCTTGTGACATCATCGGATGGCGCGTTGAAAATAGAGCGGGCAGGCAAGTCTTAACTCAGCTTCGATTCCGCGAAAAGGCAACGGTTTACAAAGGCGATTACGAGGATGAGGAAAGAGAACAGATACGGGTGTTTTACGAGGACCGTTCGGAGGTCTGGAGAAAGCAGGACAATGCAGACGAATACTACCTCTATGAGACATACAAAAACACCTTAGGGTACATTCCTCTTGTGCCCTACTACACGAACCGGATAAAGGATTACCGGAGTGTAAGCCCATTAAGCGACCTTGCTTTTAAGAATCTGGAACACTGGCAACATGGCAGCATGCAGCAGCTTGCTTCCCATGCCGCGCGCTCGCTGATTCTGTTCGGTGCAGGCTTCGACGCTGTTCCTGTCAACGCCAAAGGGGAACAACAGCGGGTTAACAAGCTGAATATTGGCATGCACCAGATGATAACCTCAGCGAACGATAGAGCGTCTTTGCAGTATCTGCAGTTCCCAACGGACGCCTTGCGCTTTGGCGAGGAAAAGCTTGCGACGATTAAAGACGAGATGGCCGTGTTAGCCCTTGGGCCGATCCTGCAACAGAGACCTGGAGCTGTGACAGCGACAGAGACAGCTATCAACACAGCACAATCACAAAGCATTTTGTGGACATGGGCCATGTCTATGAAGGCAGCTTTAAAAACAGCCTTCTCTATTAGCGCGCAATGGCGCAAAAAAACAGTGAGCTTCGATCTGGACGTTAATACGGATTTTGGAATACCGGGCGGGATGGGGCCGGAGCTAGACCTCCTGTATAAGAGCGTTTCGACAAACTACATAACCAGAGCACGATTCTGGAAGGAACTTCAGAGGCGGCAGGTTTTAGGCGATGACTTCGATCCGGAGCGTGAGGAAGAGGACTTGCGGGAAGAGGCATCAGCGTTCGGAATGATGGGGCAGGACGATACGGACGTGGGGTCCGTGGATGACACATCGCAGCAGGCCGCTTAATGACGATTAGCTCCGATGATCTTGTCGATATGCATGTAAGACATGCGATCGATTTAGAACGCTACAAAACAGGCGCTGTACGTAGGGTCATTTCGCTGCTAAAGAAAATCGACGACGACATTATCCGCCAGATGAGTCTTGCGGCGGGCACGGAATTTAATCAAGAGAGATTAAGATCGATCGAGCTGCAAATATCGCAATTGATAGACCTGTCTCAGGATCAGATACAGCGGCTGGTGGAAAGCGAGCTTAGAGACCTTACGGAAACGGAGTTAGCGATCCATGAGAGT